TTGGTTTTGTTGTGACATTTTTGATGGGTTTATAGGTTGGTTTTTGTTTACGGCAGCCGATTGCTTGAGCCCTGTTGTACTTCTGGGCATACCATTCAGAAGCATCAAGGGTGTAATTCTTTGGGTGCGAGTAATTGTCGTACCCTTCTTGGTAAGCCGCCTTCAAATGGTTTACTTCAATCTTTCTGTGATAGTCATAGCATTTAAGCATAATCTCAGATTTCAATACCAATGGCGGTTGGTTGGATAGCCAATCCATAAATAGCTGCATAGGGGTTGGTCGGTGTTTATTGGGCATTTTTGATTAACTTGATATTGATGATTGAGGAACGAAGGCAACGTCTCTTACCAACGATGGCCTTTACTCGGTCTTGCAATGCGCGATTCGCTTCATCTACATTATCCCAAAATCCAAAGTATTCATCCTTCATCCCGGAGCATTTAACCTGAATCGCAAACCTGGTCTCTATCTTGGAATAATACTTCGGTACTTTCCCTTCAATGAGATCGGATAGATTGTCAATGTCCGATTTCGTTCCCCTTGATAAAGTCGTTAATTCGTTCTCAATCACATTGATGGAGTGAATGACCGTGGAGTGGTCTCGGTTGAAGAATACCTTGCCGATAACGAGTTTGGAAACCTTGGTGTACTTGCGGATAAGGTAGCAACAAAGCTGCCTTGCGTGAACGATGTTGTGGGTTCTCTTTTTGGATGCGAGGTCTTCCTCGGTCAACCCGTAATATCCGCAAACAATGGAGATGATGTTCTTGACCATCTCTTGTTCAACCATTCCTACATTGAGTTTCATTTCTGTTTCCTCCCTTTTTTATCAACTTTTAGAACTGTAACGAGTTTACCGCAGTAGGGGCAGTATGGCCCGGTCTTGATGTCAAGCATCGCCTTGGGCGCATCGTGCGCTATCAAGCCGTGGTCTGGACACATTCCTGCGTATTTCATTAGAATGGGGCTTTTTGGTTTGCGATTCTTTCCTCAAAGGTAGGTATTTCTCCCCTAAATTCCAACACTTTTGTGTATTGAAGTTGGATTCTTGCCATAGCAGTACCAACTTTACCGTTACGGTTCTTCCTTACAAGGATTTCCATAACCTCTTTGAGGTCAGCCTTGTTCGGGTCGCTTTCCTCCATATACTCGGCAGGACGATACACGAACAAAATCTTATCTGCGTCAAATTCCAACTGCCCCGTTTCCCTCAAGTCACTCATCTTCGGACGCTTGGTATCCCTTTGCTCTACATTCCGAGACAACGATGAAACCACGCAAAGCCATATATTCAGCCTCTTGCAAATCATTTTGAGGTACTTGGAGATGTTCGTGACCTGCTCAAGCCTCCCCTTGCTCCTATCCTCTGGCAGGGCAGAAATCAACTGAAGGTAGTCAATGTACGCTCCCTCAACCTTGTGCGTCCTGATGAGTTTGATGAGTTCAAGTTCAATCTTGGTGGGGTCTGCCCCTGGAATATCAACGATATGCAAAGGGGCGTTCTTGACCGTATCAACTGCTATGCCCATTGCGGTGTATTGTTCCGGTGAAATCCTCTGCGACACATCCAAAAACGACTCCCCATCCACCTCGCAAATGTTGGAAACAAGGCGAGTTACAAGCTGTTGAGTGGACATTTCAAGGGTGAAAAAGGCCACGGGTTTACCTGCAAGAGCTTGGTTAAGGGCATATTGTACGCCCAAAGTGGTCTTTCCCATCCCAGGTCTTCCACCAAGCAAAATGAACTCGGAAGGCTTGAATCCCGTAATCAGGGAATCCGTGTTGGGGTGATAGGTTGGAGTGATTCGGTTATCCCTCTTCCCCGACATAACGTCTGCCATTTCAACCATATAGGTGACAAGCAGTTGGTGGACATCGGTTGCAATCGGATCCGGGTCAAGGGAGCGAATCTCCTGCATTTCGTTGTAGAGCTTATCAATATCCTGGTGCTTGAGAAATTCAACCTTGCAATCCTTGATTCTCTCGCCAACATACCGCAGGTGAAGCTCGTGCCGATAATGCTTCCACCCATCGCAATGGTAAATCCCGTTGTCTATCGTGGCGAGGTAAACCGCATCCACGGGCGTTTTGAGTTCTACCAACTTGCCGTAAACGGTGACGGTGTTGATGGGTTTTTCTTCCCTTCGCAGTTCCCTGATGGCCCGAAAGACATTTCGCCTCTGCCCTTCCTCAAAGTATTCCTCCCGAAGTTGGAGGACAATATCGCCCGGACGTATGCTTTCGCAGATCAAGATGCCAAGCATCCGATCTTGGTACTCAGCGTACAATGCCGGGCTCTGGAGTATAGATTCTGATTGATTCATTGGTGGATTGATTTGGTGAATTTGGTGAATGCCTCTCTGACGCATTTACAGGCTCGTCATTGAACGCTTTATGCGAAAGGTATCTTACGGGGTCTTTGCGGTATTTCTTCTCGTGGTGAGCCTCTAAATAAGCGGGAAGGGTATTCCTGATTTTCTCCACCTCCTCGTCCGTTAATTTGAACCAAGCGACCATCGCTTTGTCCTTGCCGACCTTCTTATCGTAGAAGTCCCAAAAGCCTTCAAACATTTGGAGCATTTGGTCGTGGTCGTAGATGGAGTTTCTTCGCTTTCTACCCTCCAGGGTTGTCTCCCTCTCTTTTCTTCCTTTCCCTTCTTTCTCCCCCACACCCCCTCTATCATCCCTATCTATCTTATCTCTCCCTCTGATAGTAATATAGTTGTCTATATCTTTATAATTATCTATATAGAATCTTATTTGCTCAATTTTGGTTTTTTTCTGGGAATCAAGGTAGGGAATACGGATGTTTTCGCCATCCACAACGAGCGTTTCGTTGGCGATTAAGGCTTCCAAAACAGGCTCTCCGAGGATGGTCAGGGCTTCAGAAACGGTCATTTTGCCCTCGTTTGCGGTGTAGTCGCAGAAGAAGTCCAAGGCCGCAATGCGGATGAGGTTTGGCTCCTTCCCAAGACGGGAGAGCCTCCACCAAGTTGGTGAAAATGTAAATTCGGGGTTAAGCATTGGTTAACTGATGAAGGTTATGGTGTGGGGGTCAACCTCTTCAACCTTTCCTGACTCAATGTGTTCAACAATCGCAAAGACCGCAACGAAGGTTGAGTCTCCTGATGAATAATCGGGATGCCTTTGCGTTCTGCCTTGTAGAGACCAAGAATGGAAGTAATACTCCCCATCTGGATACAAGTTTTTGCCGTTGCGTGGGCAATAAATTTTACATCTTCTTAAATCGTTCTTGTTCATTGGTTTGGGGTTAATAGGTTAAAGGATTAATATCTGCCCGACACTGTTGCGATGGTGTAACCACCATACGAGGTGTTGGATGCAACGACTTGACCGCCACGGACGATTTGAACGGTCACGCTCCCAGAGGCGTTGTTGTTTTGGGCCGAGATGTAAAGCCATCTCGTGCCGGTCTGCGACCACTTGTACCACCATCCATTGCCCACAGGATCCCATTGTTGGGTATTGTCGTAGGCGTTTTGCAGGGTCACGGAATAACTGCCTGACGAACCGCTCACTCGGTATTCGTAGGAAATAGCTTGTTCTTCGGCAGTACAAGAAGTCAAGACGAGGAGGAGAAATAATAGTTTTTTCATTGGTTTGGGGTTTGGATTTTTGAATGATATTTAATTCAATCGGTTTGTTTTTTTGAGTTAATGAATGATTTATTCGGCACCCGAAGGTTCAACCTCGGAGCAATCTTGCAGACCACGATGGTACGCTTCGTGGCGTTGCTCCTGCTCCATTGCGAGACCCCGTTCAAGGGTCTCGGTCAGGAAGGTTTCATTCCGCTTGATTTCTTCGGCTTCAAGCTCACGGAGGCGTAATTCCTGGATTACCCACTCCAACGCAGTTTGGTTGCTCATTTGAATGTAATTGCTATGCTTCCCTTGGTTCCCTTGGCTTCGCAGACGGGGATTTCTTCGCCCGTGGTTGGATCCGTAATCATCGCCTTACCTGCTTGTTTGAATGCGAGTTTCAGCAGTTCTTCACGGTCTTTCAGTTGGGCTTTGATTTCGCAATAAACCGTGTCTTGTTCGCAGTTCGGGCCGATAGATCCTTCCTTCATTTGGACATTGGCTCCAAAGAGATCAAAGCTCTTGCCGGGATATTTTCCCGCCTCTTCAGCCACGGCTTCTTCGGTGGCCTTGATGACCGCATCAATCGCCTTTATCATCGCTTTGAGCTTGATGTGGGCTTCCAGGGCATTGACGTGGCCTTCATTGATTTGCTCAATGAGGGAGGAGGCAAAGGTTTGAATATCAGCCTTGCTGACATTTGACCGTGGGATGGTGATGAGGTTTTCCATTAGTTTTTCTTTTTAGCGTTGAAGTAGTTGATTCCTTTTTGGTAGCGTTCAGCATCCCAATTATTCGGCACGAAGCGAGGGTCGGCTTGTTCCTCTGGTGAACCGAGGGCAGCGCGTGAGATGATGTACTCTTGATGGATTTTTCTCAAGGCTTCCGGCACAACAACAGGCTCGGTGGTGCGCTTCTTGGTCGCAGGAGCGGTCGTGGTTTCGGGAGCGGGAGTTCGCTCGGCAGGAGCTTTCACAACGGGCGCATCGTGTTCACCTTTGAACACCGCAATACCGATTCCGATATAAGAGGCGATTTTGGTGATTGCATCGGTGGTCGCACCTTTGGCGGCATCGCCCATATCATCGTTGGTGGATGACGCAATGCACTCGTAGTAAATGCCGTAGGCAGGAACTTCAAGGATGGTCTTCGCCAGGGCCGTGTACTCGGTGCGCTCCTTACCGTAGTTCGTTGTGCGAGTGATGGATGAAATAGGCGCAAGGAGTTCAGTTCTAATCATCCATTCACCGACTCCGAAGACATCGTTGAAGCGTTCAGTAACGAAGACGGCCTTGATGGTGGACATCCCGGCACGGGTTGGGTGAGGCTTTACAGCTTGCGGTGGGAGAGGCTTGGCGATTAGCTCAAGTTGCTCAGAGGAGAGGTTTGTTTTCATAGCTTAAAGAATTGTAGTGGTTTGTTTGGATTCAAAGAGGAGGTGGAAGGTGTGGATTTTCGTATTCCAAATTTCGTAGGGCAGGTTTGCCGCAAACCAAAGAAGTTCTTGACCATCCAACTGCCACCAATATTCGTGCTTTTGCAAAAGTGCGAGGAGGTTTTCACCGATAGCGGGGTCTTTTTGTTTGATGTCAAGGATAGCCTTGAATACATCGGCATTGCATTTTTCAAGTAGTGTCATTGGTTTGGGGTTATAGGG